GAATGGCACGCTCAACGCCTTCTTCCAGGGTTATTTTTGGCGTGTAGTAATCGCTCATCATTGTTGGATCACCTACCCGATAGGCCACACCTGCCGGCTTATCGGTCAATATCTTGAATCTATTGGCTGATGTCTTTTCATATCCCAGGGTACTCATTGCTATTTTGGCTAATTCTAAGAATGTTGTAGGCCGACCCGTACAAAGGTTAATAGTCTGATTGCAGTTACTTTTAACCATCTCAATGGTTGCATCTACTACATCATCAATATGGATAAAGTCCCGGGTAGTAGTTGCCTTACCCCAAATATTGAATGGATTAGAGTTCATAATTGCACGCTGAATAATGGATGGGAATGGGTAATCTAAATCTTGATCAGTGCCATATCCGCTAAATGGTCTAAGGGTTAATACCTTTGTTCCTTCTTCGCGTAAATAATTCATAAGCATTTCACCGGTTAGTTTTGTCCAGCCATAAGTCATATCCGGCTTACCTATTTTGTTAAAATTTATATCCTTCTCTTTTAACTTCTTTTTCTTTGCCAGGGTTTGTAGCTCTATTGGATAAGCGGCAGATGATGAGAAGTAGACAACATAAGGCTGTTGAGTTCGCATAGCCCAGGTAGCAAACTCAGCATCAATGGCAAGATCAACAGCTAGTGATAATGGTTCATTTTCTATGACCATACGGCCACCAACTAAAGCGGCTAGATGTATTACTAAATCATATTGTTTTTTCTCTAACTGAAAGAACTTACGGCAATCAACACCTTGCTTTAAATCAACTAAGGTTAGGTTGGCATAAGGTAGCGCACGCCTAAAGGCACGGCCTACAAAACCATGTGAACCTGTAATGAGTATGTTCATTATTGCCACAAATTGTAAAGGTTAGGCCTAATACCACCAACTAAATCTGATTCATATCTACCCTGACCAACTAAACCCGGCTCAATTGCATATCTTTTTAATTTATCGCTAAATTTATTGGCTTCTATATCTGCAAAAGTTTTACCCTGATACATTTCAAATAATATTGGCGCACAACTAAGTTTAATCGCGGTAGCGTGACCACCATAAGATTGCCATATCCTTTTAACTCTATCTGTTACTGATTCACTAGACATTAAATGATCACCAAATGAAACTGTATCCCAATCCTCAGGAATTTCCTGCCAAACCTGTTCTAACTTGTCATAAAAATTATCAACAAACTCACAATCATCATCTAAAAATAAAACAGTTTTATACTCTTTGTACTGCGAATAAAGTAATCGGTTCATACCATTCATCAAATTGCAAAAAATTGGACTCATGTCTGTATTTAAATTATCAATTGCTGGCCATCTATGAAAAGTAGTGTCAAGTTTATTTAGTTGATAAGTAATTGATTTTAATCTGTCAGGCCTTCTATCTAAATTAAGCACAATAACAGCATCAAACATTTCATTTAGTTTCATCTATATTTTCTTACCAACTCTGCATAATCCGCGCTTGCTAAATATTGTTGAAGTGCTAGTAAATCCTTTTCATACCACTTAGGTTGATTAACCCTGGCATAGCCTTCATCCATCTCAGCTTTGCCTGCCACTGGGTGTAGATGCTCAATAATTACATCAGGTAAATACTTTAAATAGTTTAAATCTAAACCTAATTGCTTTACAAAGTTATCAAAGAATAAATGTACGCAACCTGGGAATGTCATGCCCTGTAACTCAACTACTAAATCCCGGCTCATGCCAAAGGCTGTTGGTAGGTTTGCGCCTTGCAATAAATCATCACCATAAACAATGCCGGTGTTAATGCCTAACGCTTGAATAAAGGCTTTATCCCAGTTTTGGGTTCTAGGTATGTGATCATCACCCATGAAAACAAAATAATCATATAAAGGATAGTTAGAAAAATCCAAAAGATAAACCGCACCGGTATTAAGAGAATTAGCACAACCACCTGTTTTATTGTCGGCAGGTAGTAATCGTAGATTTTTGTTTTTAACATATTCATCCCATTTCGGATCATCATTATCAATTACAAAATAAAGATCGGCTTCTGTATTAGTATCTATAAAGGCTTTGGCCAGGCGATCCGCATTTTCAGGCCTGCCCCTACTGGGTACAACCACGCACATCTTCATGGCCATAGGGTAGGGGATAAGGCTGACTTACTTCTTAGATATAAGGATTTCGTATAGCGTGTCTATTTTTTCTTCAATGCGCGATACCCGGCCTTCTAAGTTATGCCGGCCATTGTTATCAGGTTTTAGCTCACTTAAATAGTGTTTAGTTAGCCAACGCACTGATGCCACTAGCGAACCAACAATTGTTACAGTTGATACCGCCAGTGCTAGAATGTCATTCATAGTCATTTACTATTGATGCCAAACTTATCATCTTTAGGATCAAAATAGCGTGCTACAGGTGCGACTATTGCACCGGCCAAAATTGCATACTCAGGATTCCAATCTGCAACTAAAGCTAATACAGTTGTGATGGTAGCCGCGGCAATGCTTCGGGCATAAGATTTTAAAATTTCTTTTTTCTTTTTATCTAATTTCATTTTAATCCTAACTCTTTTATTTTTTGTTTAACTTCATTTTGATCTAACGCAATCTCAAAGTGCATATCATCTTTACGCCTTTTGTAATTGCCGCCCCAGGTTAAACCATATTTAGTTATGAGTAGGTTAATTGTATTACGCTGATCCTTATTAAATGTATTTGACTTGCCCAACGGATGCTTAATTGCATTTAAATCTATAGCTGTACCGGATGCGTGATTACTTAAAATTCTATCTGATCCCCGGGTCTGCCTAAAGGCATAACCCCAATCATCTAATTGGCCTTCATCTATTGGCTCAACTAACTCATGAAAATCTTTGGCAAAACTTATCAGGATTGGCGCAACCGCTTTAGCACATGCAAACCTAATCTTTGTACCAGGCACAGCAAAAGTTTCAATGCCTAATGCTTTACGATCCTCACTAGCCGGCCAACCATTAGGGCTAGTTAATTCCCTAATTGTTGCCACTCTAAGTTTTCTTCATTCCATACCCAATTTAAACCATCAGGTTTAGGGGTTGGTGCTTGCCAATCAAAATTATTGTCTAATACCCATGATGGATAAGGCTTAGGTGCTATAAATGCATCCGCAACTTCATCATAAGTATAACCAATGCCAGCAAAGTTATATCTTATATTGTTGTTATATGAAGTTTGTATCCAAGTACCGCCAAGACATAAATCATTAGCTAAATAATCTTGTCCTCTATGTTCTTCATTATTGGGTACGACAAGCACCCTAACAACTTTATTGTTTTCATCTATCTCTGCGAAATGTGCCATTATATTGTTATGCTTCCTGAGCCTGACCATAAGTAATATGTAAAACCACCTGATACAAATCTTTGGCCAGCCGTATTAGCTGTCGCTGTATATGTTCCTGATGTTCTAATAATGACAACACCTGCACCACCATTACCGCCTGGTGCATTACCACCAGCAGTACCACCACCAGCACCGCCGCCACCAGTAGCCGCTATACCAGCAGCGCCAGTTCCATTATCGCCACCTTTACCGCCGCCAAGACCACCTGCTGTAGTTGCTAAATTCCAACCGCCACCACCGCCACCACCAGCAAAATAACGAACACCACCAACATTTTCACCTGTGCTAGTTGCTGCCCCAAAAGCATCATACGCGCTAGAACCTGCACCACCATTACCGCGTGCCGCGCCAGCACCATTTTGACCACTACTGCCGGATGCTGTAGCACCACCACCGCCACCACCTGTTGCATCATTTACTACGGCATTGATTGCTCCGTTGCCACCATCATTTCCTTGACCGCTTGGAGATGCAGCACCGCCTGTGGCTAAAGTCGCCGCATTATTACCACCACCGCCACCGCCAGAACCACCAGATCCACCATTATTTGGTGTACTCCAACCTTTACCACCAAACCCACCACCAGTAGAAGAAGTTGTGCCAAATGAAGTTGTGCTACCAGGACTACCATTTTGACCCATAGCACCACCGCCACCGCCAGCACCAATTGTAACTGTGTATGAATTACCAATGACAAGTGCTTCGGAACTTAAATATTTTAAACCACCAGCACCACCGCCACCGCCAGCGTTACCACCACCGCCACCGCCAGCACCTGCAATAACTAAAAGATCAAAAAACATTGATCCTGGTGGTGGTGTTGGTGGTGCTGTTACGGATGGTTGTGTCAGTATTCCTAAAATATTCATAAATTATTCAGCAACTCTACCGACTACATACCAGCTATCAGTGCTAACTTTTATGCAAGATACTGCGCCAAATGTTTTTGTTATTGTCGGATTAGTTGATGTAGTTCCAGTAGATGCAAGTGTTACACCTGATCCTTGAATAATAGATACTGTGCCACCCGATGCAATTTTAATGACATTTATTACACTTCCAGTAGTAATTGCAACGCTGTTAAAAGGTGGAATAGTTATTGTGGTTGTACCAGTATTTGAGTAAGTAATAAGTTTATTATCTGCATCAGTTACAACTAAGGTATCTGATGTGCCAGTTACTGCTCTAACACTCAAATTAGCGATACTGTTCATTTGCGCGGCTGTCAAAACCTGACCAACGGAAAAGGTTGCCATTTACATATACTCCCTAATAAGCCAAAGAATCTTCATCTAAAATTCCATCCACATCTGATGATAGCAAAAAACCTGATGCAAAGGGTTGGGCGCAAGTAAAAGTTACTAGAAAAGATTTAGGGGTGATCTGATAGGTAAGGCCTGTTATTACGCTATCTGTAACCACATTGCCAGCCGGTAAAGTTTGAGTTACTTCTATTGGGTCAAATACATCTAAGCTTAAAGCCGCTACCACCCGGCTAGAATTATCCTCACCAAAGGCATCAACTGTTAATGAGTTTAACTGTAAATCAACACCCTGCTCTTTTCGGCTTGCAATAATCATTTTTGCCTGATTAAGCGCATCCGCTTCTGTTTGCATAATGCCGCTTCTTACCCGGCTATGTTGAAAGTAATCCTCAATGCTTGCCGTATCGCTGGCAGTTTGGCCGGTTAATCCTGTTGGGGTAACTGTTACTTTATTGATCATTTGATAATCTGAAATATCAAATTCCACTGCCTGATAGGTAACATTACCTGAACCTGGTACATCACTAAAGGCTGTTACTGCCCCACCTGATCCAACTATAATGTCATTGCGTGATAAGAATTTGGCATATCCGCGCTCATCCATATAAAACGCACCTAGATCAGTAGCTTCAACTTCTTGGCAGGCCGCTAACAATGATCTTGAATTGCCGGTATCGGCTTGAACTGTTGTAGTTGCAGTTGTAGATATATCACGCATACCACCTGGCCATTCACCTGCATCCAACAAACTTGAAATTCTTTGTGCGGTAGTTTGTCCGGCCGTACCACCACTCACTGATGTTATTGTAGTTAGGTTTAGTAATTGAAATCCATCTACGCATGACAAAGTTACATAGGCTGGATCAAATCCAGTAGGGCTTTGGTAATTCCATTCCTGTACATACATAGAACCTAAGTTATATGTAACACCTAAATACTCTGCCGTGAAGCGAATCTTACGCATAGGCTTAATCTTGCCGTACAAGCTAGAACCGGTATTGGCTGGATTAAACTCACCAGTTTCATCAACAAAGGTAATGCGTGCAGTACCACCGGTAAAAGAGTCTGATGATCTATTAAATGCACGCCTAATATAACATTGAGTTACAAAGTCTGTTATATCAACTGTATCGGCGGCGGCCGTACCTAATACTGCTACATCTAAAGGCGTTGCAGGATCATCAAGCACAAGGCTCGGATCAAACGAAGCACCGCCGGAGAAGTCAATCTCTGCTCTAAATATTGCGGCTGGCATTATCTACCTAAGTTAGTTAATTGAGTTACCGCACCTGATCTATTTAAGTTATACAAAGCATCCTGAATTACAGATTGCAATTCACCTTCTGATATAACCGATCCGGCTACATTAACTACTACATTTGTACCCATGCCACCCATTTTGTCTAATGGTATTACCGCCTCTGATCCAGCTTCACCAATTAGTGCAAGGGTTGGCTGATTGACAATGCCACCTTCTGCCATGCGTGGTATATCAAATAGCCTTTGATAATAATCAACGGCTTGCGCTGTATATCTTGCGCTTGATCCAGCCATAGCCGCATTTAAACCTTCTTTTCTTAAATCTTCAAAAACTTGTTGGCCTAGCACATTTGGTGCTTCTCCTGTTAATACAGATTCCTGAAATCTTGGAGATGTTATTTGTTGAAATTGTTGTTGTTGATATTGGAATGTCATACCCACTGGCATTTTCTTTTTGCCAATTTCATCAAGCAATGCCAACA